CATCACGGCCAGTGACATTTCAAATATCGCCTCCGCCGTTTGGAGCGAAAAATATAATGTTTATTCCGCATTAGCCAGCGCGTTCGGTTCGTTCATTGTTCAGCAGACCCAGGGTGCCTCGAACCTGCTTTCTAACATTAGCGCGCTTGTCTCAGACGTAGACTCGCAACTCCTGTTAAATGCCAGCATGATCAGCGATGTCCATTCGCTCGTTTCTGACTTTTATTCAGACTTCCAGAGTCGAGTACCTAAACGTGTTGCAACAGATAGCCAGCTTTCGGATGTCCATTCTGATTTGCGTTCTCAGATTGCCGGAATTACGGCCAGCGTAAGTGCGTCCGATATTTCGGATATTGCCAGCGCAGTACAAGCCATTCTTGCCAGTGATATCAGCGACATCAAAAGCGCGGCACAACAAGGAAATTCGCGTATCCTGGTCGTGCAGTCTATGGTAAGCGACGTTGATTCGCAATTGTTACTGACGGCCAGTGTGGTTAGTGATGTATACTCGCTTCTCTCTGACCTGCAAAGCGATTTCCAATCGCGCGTCCCGAAACGCGTCGCGACGGATAGCCAACTCTCTGACGTTCATAGCGATTTAGCTTCTAAAATTGCCGGAATCACGGCAACACTTTCAGTATCAGATATTTCGGATATTGCCAGTGCAGTCAAAGTGATCCTGGCAAGCGATATATCCGACATTCTTTCTGCTGCGGTTCAAACCAATTCGCGTGTCCTGGTTGTTCAATCGCTGGTATCCGATATAGACAGCGCGCTAACCAGCCAGTTTGTTTTTACGAGTAACGCGCTTTCCGATTTGCAATCTGACTTGACCAGTCAGATCGCCGGAATTACCGCCAGCGTTTCTGCTTCGGATATTAGCGACATCGCCAGCGCGGTCAAGGCCACTTTATCCAGTGATCTGAGTGACATCTTGTCGGCAGCTCAACAGACTAACAGCCGCACTTTAGTTGTTCAGTCTCATGCCAGCGACATTTACTCATTGTTATCAGACGTGGGTTCTGACCTGATCGTGATGAGTGGCATAGTTTCAGATATATACAGTAGCTTGCAAGCCGGTTTTGCTTTAGATGCTTCGAGCATGAGCGATATTCGTTCAGCAATTGCCGCAGGCCCTGCGGCCACCGTGACCGCTAGTGATATTTCCGATATTGCTTCAGCGGTTTGGGAGAACGCATCTCGCACCCTGACCCAATCTGCCGCCAGCGTTTCCGCTGCCGTAACTGGCGCAAATGTAACCGTCTATCGCGGCACAACCTGGTCAATTTCGTTGACCGGATTACCATCTCTAACCTTGTACGATGTGGTTTATTTTTCAGTCAAGGAAAAGGTCGGTGACGCCGATACAGCCGCCTGGCTACGGATCAAAAATGGGGCAAGTGGTTTAGAGCGTTTTATGTCAGCCGCACCGGCCAGTGCCGCAAATGGCACGCTTACGACTCCCACCAGCACCAGCATTACCGTTACCATCAATGAAGCCGAAACGGTCAACGCGCTCCTGAAAAATAATTTACTTTACGACATCAAGGGCATTGACAACGATGGCAATGTGGATTTAGTCTCATCTGGCGGCTTATTCAACATTGGTGGCGATCTGACCAGGGCGATCACATGACCATTAATCCTGCTTTACTCGTAACGGTGTTGGGGGGGGGAGGGGCGGCAGCATGGACACCTGCCGATTTTGAAACCGATCTTGAGTGGTGGGTCAAGTATCCAGACGGACTTTATCAAGATAGCGCAAAAACAACACCCGCTACGGTAGCGACCGACCCTGTAGGAAATTGGGAAGACAAAAGCGGGAATGGGAGAGATGTAAAGCAGGCCACAAGCACAAAGCGCGGTGTGATAGAGGCTGATAGCAGTATTGGTTTTGATGGTACGGCTGACATCCTGGTAACTGACGATCTTGGAACAGCCCTTACTACCCCCTGCACTTTAGTCGCTGTTCTGAAACATAAAACTGGATCAACAGCATCTAATACGCACATCATAGGGGGGCATATAGAAGGCTCAGCCGCCACCGCGAGTTTTACGCTTTATGCACAGGATACGACCCCCGATAAGTTTTCTGCATACAATGAATTTACTGTAGAGGGTGAGGCGTTGGATACAGATTATCACGTTTTTTTGTGTGAATTTAACGGGGCCAGCAGCAAAATCAGGGTTGATGGAGTAGAGAACAGCGGCAATGCAGGCGCCAGGAACCTGATAAAACTTGGAGTGGGTGGTAACGCCAGGGATGCCTTATACACAGCTTGTCAGGTAAAGGAGGCGTTCCTAATATCGAAATCATTATCTGCGCCTGAAATTACACAAGTGGAAGATTATATGCAAGCGGAGCACGGCATAAGTTTTTAGCCGCCACCTTGTAATGATACGTTTTTTTTTATTCTTGACTGTCTTGATAGGGGGGTTGCATGTGCGCGCTTCTAAAGCTGTGGACGGTTACACGTTTTATCTGCCATTGGTCTACCAACAGCCTTACCCGTGTGGCGTGGAAGTCTGGCGCGATTTTAATTACACTGACCAATTGTCTGATCTGAATTGCCGCTACACCCGCTACAATCCAGGTACGGTCAATAGTCCTAATCTATACCGTACCTGGCTGATGAGCGATAAAAACTGGAATAGTCTGGCTTTTGCCGTAACCGACATCGCCAAAATTCGGGCGGCTGGTTCTGAACCGGTTGTCGTGTTCTTTGGAAACCAGGCCGGAACGTGTACCCGCCTGTCCGCTTTGAGATACCAGGAATTTGCTAACTTCGTGCGCGAGGCGGTGAGCAGGTGGGATTTGAAATACATTGAGATTTGGAATGAACCCGATTACCTGGGGGGACACCCGAACCTGTATGGCTGTTGGGGGATAGAATACACGGCGGCATTTGTTCAATTCCTGCAAACCGTGACTGAGACCGTGTGGAATATTTACCCGCAAGTAAAAATAGGAACTTCATTCGCGTTGAGTTCAACGGCAACATTACCCATGCCGGAGGCGGTTGCACAAGCATATCAAGATGAACCCCGCTTTTTTATTGGCATCCATCACCATTCAGTTTATCAACAAACAAACACCCAACAAGCAAGTGAAAAACTTGCCGATGTGCGCGAATTTTGGAATGGTGAGTTATGGTTGACCGAAGTTAGCTTACGAAAATCAAGTCAGGATGTTTATTGTCATGATCCCACATCCGATTTTCAACAAGCACAGGCGGATTTTGTCGGCGATATAATGCAGGTAGAAGCCGACGCTGTAATTGTCTATGGCTTGTTCAAGTATTCAGAAAGTTGGCAGTGCGCGGCATTGTTGCAAAATGATGGCTCACCTAATCTGGCTTATTATGCGCTCCAAATGGAATATGTTCCATGACTAAAAATGATAAACTCGAATGGACGAACGCCCACCGCAAACTTGGCGAACTGGTTGCGTGGAATGAAAATCCCCGTTACCTGACTGAGAAGCAGGCGAAACGGTTGCGCGAGAACATTCGTAAATTCGGTTATTCGCAGCCCATAGAAATATCTCCCGATGGAGTTATTTTGGACGGACACCAGCGCGATAACGTCATGCTGTTGATGGACGAATACGGACCGGATTACGAGATTGACGTACGCGTTGCCCCGCGCGTGATGACACAAACCGAAAGGCAGGAGTATGTCATTGCCAAACACGCTGGGGCGGTCGGCTCATGGGATTGGGATTCCCTGGCAAGCTGGCCCACCGAACTGATGACTGGCGCGGGGTTCGATAAGGAGACGCTCGACCAGTGGGGCAAGAACTATAGCAATCTGTCTGAGTTGTTGATAAGCGAAAATGATGTAATTGGGTTTGCCAATAATCCTGAAGACACACGCTCGGAAAGCGTTTGGAATAAAATGACATCTAACTCCGATTTCATTAAGTTCGAGTTTGGTGAATTTCGGTTATTATTGCCACGCTGTGTCCACGATAAACTGTTTGAATTTGCGAACGGCGATAATAAATCCGAAACGATTTCGATGGTGATTCTTTCTGGAATTAATTATGTTAAAAATAGCCTTAGTTGACGCTAATAAGCGTGCCAATAAAAAATACGCGGGAATTGTTTCGTCAATCGTTGGTGGTTGGCTGGTGTGGGAAGCAAAACAAAAAGGAATTGAATTATTGACAGAACGTCAAGCCGAAGCTGATATTATTCTATTGGCTTTCGCGGGTGCGATGGATTATTTGGCAAATGGAAAAAGCTATTTACGGCGCTCAAAGATCGAACCCGATCCTCATAAACGTAATCGAGTTCCATATATTATTGCGGGGGGGCCGGTAGATGCTTCTCCATTTGAGGCGATACAGATCGCCGATGCTTTCGCAGTGGGCGAGGCTTATAATTTCATCCGTGAATTTTTCTCGCTTGTCCAAAAAGAAAAAACGCTGAACGAAATCAGGGCTTGGATCACGGATTATCCCCATGCTATCGAGAGAGAACAGTTAGAATCACTCGCGCGTGACCTAGAGCGGCCCTGGCTGTTGGCTTCTCCTGCTCCTAAATTAGCTGCTCCTGATGAATATGTAGATTGGATGGGAACACCGCCAATTAGAGGTGATGATAAGGTTGTGCGTCTGCTTGGATCAAAAGGGTGCCATTGTAAATGTACATTTTGTGCGACTACATATCGGCAAACATATCGTATCAATCCAAATGATGATGATATAGTAACAAAGTCGGTTTTATTGGAATTGCGCGGTGAACGTGTGCAGATACTCAGTAACGATCCGGCCAATCTTAAATGGTGGCCACGTATTCAAACAAAAATGGACAGTCAATCATTTACCATTATGGAAATGCGTGATCCTGCTACACGCGAAAATTTAAAACGCACTAAAGTTGGAATTGCGCGTTTTGGAGTCGAGGGGGTTTCCGAGAGAATACGGGGAGCTTTTGGAAAACCGATTAAAAACCAAGAACTTCTGGATATTACGGCTGAACTTCACGAGGCAAAAATAAATACGCGTTGGTTCATGATTATGGGCGCCCCATTTGAAAATAAAAATGACTGGGAAAATTTCAAGGAACTTCATTATAAACTTGCGCGTTTATTGGATTTTGGAGTATGTCAAATTAAATTGACGGCATTTGTGCCTAATCCACCTGCACCGCTTGTGCGTTATTTACCATCATTCCAATATAATGAGCTTCTAAAAAACCATGTTGATTGGGTGCTTGAAAATGCAGTTAGCCGACACGTGATGTGTTATTATGGCAACAAACGTCCTTCACAGGTGAAAGCGATTGCTGAACAGTTAGCTGTTGCGCCCCAAGTCATAGATCATTTGGCCGATATTGCAGAACATAAAAACGAGCCATTTGATTTACTACCGGCCCTTGAGGATGCCCATCGCGCAACCTGGGAAGTGATTCAGTGGCCGTTATCAACTGAGTTGCGCTGGAAAATGGGAGGGTATTATCGCAATAAAATGACAAAAAATACTACCTCTCCGGTTGCGAAATCCGGCGTGTGAGCGCGTGATTGTTATAATTTTTAAATATTATGGCTAGAGCGAGAAACGATACCAAACGCACGCCCGACCAAGTCATTGCCGCCATCAAGGGCAGTGGCGGAGTGAAGACAATCATCGCGGAAAAACTAGGTGTTACCTGGTTGACGGTAGATAATTATCTCAAGCGCAAGGGTAGGGATTGGCAACCCGTCCGCGATGCGTTCCGGGCCGAAGAAGAAAACACCGGCGATATGGCCGTTTCACTCATCCGCCAAAATATTGCACTTGGCCTGAAATTGCAACGAGAAAACGAAACCCAGGTGGACAGCGGCGATGCCTGGAAGTGGTTACGCACCCGCCGCCGCGACGAATTCTCTGAACGCCAGGAAGTGACCGGCGCGGATGGCGCGCCATTGTCTGTTATCATTGACCGATGAGTGACACAATCAAATTCTCCGAACTATGCGGCTTCACCGAGAAGCAATGGGAAGCGACCGCCGCCGCCGATACGCACAAGTACACCCTGTTCGGGGGACGACGCGGCCCCGGAAAATCATATTGGTTAAGGTGGTATCCGGTTCGCTTTCTCCTGATGGTTGCCGCGCAGCACCGGTTGATGGGCGCGCGTTGGGGGCTGTTTTGCGAAGACTATCCATCCTTGAAGGACAGGCAGATCACGAAGATTGAAAAAGAGTTTCCCGACTGGCTTGGGCATTTGAAGGATAGTCAAACCGAAGGATTGGCCTTTCATATCGGTGAGCGTTACGGCGGCGGAGTAATCGCATTACGTAACCTGGACGATCCGGCCAAATACAAATCGAGCGAATTCATCGGCGCGAGTATTGACGAACTCACGCAGAACAGAAGCCTCAACACTTTCAACGTCTTGCGCGGTTCTCTTCGCTGGCCGGGATATGATGATCCCCGTCTGATTGCAGCCAGCAACCCGGACGGCCCAGGCCAAAGGTGGGTCAGGGAATTATGGATTGAACGCGCTTTTCCCCCCGAAATGCAACCACTCGAAAATCAATTCACCTATGTTCCGGCTGGCCCACACGATAACCCGCACTTGTCCCAATCGTATTGGGAAGAACTTGAAACCCTGCCAACCCCGCTGAGAAAAGCCTGGGTAGAGGGGGACTGGTATGTCACTTTCGAGGGGCTGGTATACGACGAGTTCGGGCAAGACAACCTGACCCAAGATGAACCCGATCCAGATAAGCCGGTTTTTTTGGGGTACGATGACGGATATATTGACCCACGCGCTATTCTCTTTATCCAGCAAAACGCCAATCAAATATTGGTGTTTGACGAAATTTATCATAGCAAGCATTTGGCCGAAACTTGTGTAAATGAAGTTGTCGAGCGTTGCAAATCTTATAAGCTCAAAACCCCTGTAATGGCGATTGGTAGCCCGGAGGCCAAAGAGATGCAGGGGCGTTTACGACTGGCAAACATCCCCGTTCGCTCTCGTCCGCACAAAATTTTAGAAGGTATCAATGTGGTGCGTAGATTGATAAAGGACGGGAACGGCTATCATGCTCTAAAAGTACATGGCCGTTGCAAACACCTACTTGAGGAGTTGACAAGTGGTTATCGCTATCCCGATGGCGGTTCGCGCCGGAATGACGAAATTCCTTTAGACGAAATGAATCACGCAGTCGACGCGCTACGCTATTACTGTTTTATGCGCGGGAGGTTCTGATTTCGATATTTGCTTTTTCAACTTATCTATCTCTGATAATGCCTCTTGCCATTTTTGGTAATAATTATCGCCATGCCCATTGTGATGAGTACTTCTTTTTAGTAGCTCTAAATTCTCTATTCTATCATCCGATCTGTCACCATTTTTATGATGGACTATCTCATCTGCGCACAAAGCCCGCCCCAAATGAAGAGCCATAATCGCTCGATTACCCCTAATATAACCAAGAGATTTAGGCCACATTGGGCGCAAGATTTCCATTTCCTCAGCAGTAAAATGATTGTCCCTGAAGAGTGTATAGCCATCCCCTTTCAGCCATGTTCCGCCCTTGTAACTGGGTTGGGCTCTCTTAGCACATGTATTACATCTACCATCATATTCTGGATTTCCATTTTTCATGTATCTAACCACATCACCTTTGGGTTTCCATCTCGTATAACCACACGCAGGACATTCTACGGTGATATATTTTGTTTTCCATCTGGATTTACCAGCGTAATCCGATTTAGTTATATTCCAATGTATTGCCATTCGACACTCCTTTTTGTGGTTACATGGATTATACCGCAGATTGTGGATTATAGGCAATCGTTTATAATAGGAGTTACTATGCCTTCAAACATGAAAACATTAACTGTGACCATTGCTGAGAGTGCGTCCCTAAGTGACGCAGCAGCCCTGGCCGGATATACCCCCGTGACAATCATCATGCCCGCCACCTGGACAGCCGCCGGACTGAGCTTTCAGATTTCTCACGATGGTGGTGTGACTTATTCTAATCTGTACTATTTGAGTACCCTGGCCGTTACGGAATACGCCCTGACCAGTCCTGCCGCCGATTATGCTATCGCGCTTCCGGCTGCAACCTTGTTCACCGGCGCGACGCACATCAAAATCCGTTCTGGAACAGCCGGGACGCCGGTTACTCAAGACGCTGCCCGAACGCTGACCCTGATTTGCCGCGACCTGTAACCGATGTGGCCGAAGACAAAACGCGTCTTGCAATGGCTTTGGATTGCCCCATTCGCCGCGCTCGGCTGGCTGGCCGGTTGCGCGGTCAGGTTATACACCCTGGCGCGGACGGCATTATTGACCGGCTTTGAACAAGGCAAACAGCTATGAGCTTACTCGATACCATCCTGACCCGCGCCCGCGCGCCCTCCCCGAATGGAAAGGCTTTGGGTGATAGTCCGCTTTACCGGTTACACCCTGAATTGGCCGAACGCGTCCCAATTTTGCGGGTTGAATCGGGGATGGAAGGCCCATTGCCGCAGTCGGATTACGGCGAATCGGCCGGCTATTATCAGACTCAAGCCTGGGTACACAAAGCAGTCAAGATTATTGCCGATAACGCCTGCCCCCTGCCCGTGCGTGTCGTGAAGGGTGATGAGCGCGAAAGCGAAGCCCAGCCCAGCCACGAGATCAGCCAGCTGCTTGCCAATCCCAACGGAGAAACCAGCCCGGCGGATTTATGGCGCGCATGGGCGACGGACATGCTGTTAGGTGGGGAACACGGACTTGAAGCGGTCAAAGCTGGCGCGCGCTACAAGGAACTTTGGAACCGCCCACCGCCTGACTTCACACTCAAACCGGGGGAGGGCGGAAAACGCTATAAGCGCATAGCATATTATCGTATAGACGACGGTGAGAGCACTCCCTATAATCTGCCACCCGAAGAGTTTGTACACCTGAAATTTTATAATCCACTCAACCCCTGGCGCGGGTTAGCCCCCATCACGGCCATTCGGCTGAGTATCATTATTGACCAATTGGCGCAGGTCTGGTCAAGACTGTTTTTCAAAAATAACGCCCGGCCTGACTACGCAGTGATTACGCCGGAGGGATTGACCGCGACAGAGCGCGACGAGATGGAGTTGCGCCTGATGATGAAGCACGGAGGGCAGAACCAGCACCGGCCAATCGTGCTGGAGCAGGGGGTATCAGACATCAAGACCTTGACATTCCGGCCCAAAGATATGGAATGGTTGGCTCAACGCGAGTTTAGCCGCGATGAAATCGGTGCGATATTTGGCGTCCCGGATGAAATCATGGGGTTCGGACGCGATACATACGAGAACTTCGACACGGCCCGCTCGGTTTTATGGACGTTGACCATCATGCCGATCAACTCATTGCGAGATGATACGCTGACCCGCTTTTTCCGCAAAGTTGGCAAACTCAAGCCGGATGAACGGATCGAAACCGACTACTCCAATGTCCCTGAACTACAGGAGAATGTAACCGAGAAAATCGAGCAACTGAACATCCTGGCAAGCCGGGGTTATGCAATAAATGCCTTGAACGAATGGCTTGGGTTGGGATTGCCTGATCAACCCGGCGGCGATGTGGGGTATTTGCCAAACGGGATGATTTCACTTTCCGGCGTTTCATCTGATGATAGCGCAACCGTGAGTGATACTGCCTCACCAGATGGGGAGACAACTGACCCCGAAATTTTCGGCTATCATTTGCAATACGGAGTCGTGGGACGTAATGAGGCACGCGACAGATTGAACTTGCCGCCCGAAGATGAGAGTATCGCAGAACGCCTGCGCGATTTACAAGCACAACTTTCTGTAATGGAGATTGCCCTAAGAGCTGGTTTTACCCCCGGCCAGGCCGCCGATTTAGTCGGGATCACAACCGAGCCGCGCGGTTCACCACCTATTAGATTGGCCCTAAACGGGAAACAAATCATCAAAACTCCGCCTTATGGCAGCCAGGATCACAAAACTTTGTGGGAAGGCAAACAGGCGCGCATTGACGAACCGGTTGAGAAGATGCAGCGGAAACTAAAACGTTTCTTCCAGGAGCAACAAAACGATGTGTTACGCAAACTCCGTAACAACCGCAGCTATGGACGTGGCAAATTCAAGCAAGCGCGGACGGGTACGTCCGACAAAGACATTCCCCCACCTTCCGACCTGTTTGACGAGGATGAATGGGCGGACGAATTCGAGGAACGTTTTCGCGAGGATGTGCTTGCTGTCTTCTCTAACGCTGCCCTATTGGAACTGGTAGATTTATCTCCCGAAGACTTCCCAACGCTTGAACCATCCGAGTTTGCAGTGCGAGCTGTCCGCGCTATTTTGGAAAAGGTTGCCAGGAAGACCAGCAATACCACCTGGCTAGGGATTGTAGATATTATTGAACAAGCCGAGCGCGACGGGCTTGGGATTGTTGCCACTCAAGAATTACTCAACGACTATTTTGCTGGCCGGAAATCGGACTTTGAAACCGAACGGATCGCCAGGACAACGATGACCGGGGCAGACAACTCTGGGTCACTTGAGGGCTGGACACAATCGGGGGTGGTCAAGGGCAAGACCTGGATCAGCGCACTCAGTAACCGAACGCGCCCAGAACATGCCGAGGCGCACGGGCAGACAGTTGAGCTTGACGAAACTTATACTGTGGGCGGCGAGAGCCTGGAATACCCCGGTGATCCGGCTGGTAGTCCAGGCAACATTATTAACTGCTTGTGTTCTCAAATACCCGAATTATGAACAAGAAGAGCTCGGACGGAATACGTCCGACCATTACCAATGGAAACTATAACCCTGCTAGTCGTTTTCATTTTGGCGTTTGTCCTGGGTGTCTCTGCGGGACACACTTCGCTAAAAAACACCCTCGAGAAAAACGGATATGCACTCGTCTACAAGCGAGATAAAATATCTGGAAAAAGCACATGGCGCGTATATCGCCGAACCCTGTTTGATCTCGACGGTACAACAAAGGTTGATGAGAAATGATCGTCTCTGAACTGATTGATAAATTGGCAAAATCCTCCCCTAGCGCCAAAATATACCCGTCTTACGAAACGCGCTATTTTGATGGTGAGATAGATGTTTACCAAAATGAGGCTGGCTTGATTATCCTGGACGTTGATCCGGTATATGCCCCAACTGTGGTGCACCGAGAGAATAATTCCAGTGTGGTGCCCTTGACCCGCGTCCAACGTGATAACCTGCTCGCCCTCCATGCCACATTGCAAGACGCGCTTACCTGGCTGGACGAGGTCCCGGTCTTTCTTGACTACCGCCGCAAAGTGATTGCCTGCCTGCGTAGTACCGAAGCGGTATTAGGCATGGAGCAAAGCCGCCCGACGAGATGTCGGTAGGATTTTGCAAATAAACCAGATTATGCTATACTAAACGCAATTATCATTGCGGACGGAATACGTCCGACTGCCCCTTTGGATTACCACAGCGGCGCGAACCCTAACACGGTTCGCGCCGCTTTTTGTTTCAGGTGAAAAATGACCATATACAAAGCCTATGCCGTAGAGAGTAAAGCTGTCAATGCTGAGGAAGGCATTTATGAAGCCTTTGTCAGCACCGAGGACGTGGACCGCGACGAGGATATTATTCTGGCCGATGGGGTGGACGTAAGCAATTATCTTGGCAAAAATCCAGTCATTCCATTCGGCCATAATTACTTTGACCCGAAAGCTGTTGTCGCTCGCACGCTGGAAATTGCGAAAATTCCAGGACGGGGAGTCAAGTTGCTATTTCAGTTCGTCAAGCGTGGGGTTAGCGAAACCGCCGACTTGGTACATGACCTGTGGAAAGATGGTTTTTTGAACGCGATGAGCATCGGCTTTATCTCAAAAAAGAGCAGCCCACGCCGTGACGAAAACGGGGAGCCGCTTGAACGCGGGATATTGTTTGAGGAAATTGAAATGTTAGAGGGGAGTATTGTCACTATCCCGGCCAATCAAAACGCATTACGCGCAGCCCTAGAAGCTAAGGGGCTTGACTTCGGTAATTTAATCGGCAAGCAAGGCATGGGCGAACACGTTTCCGCCATGCAGAAACTACACTCTCAAATGGGTGGACACCTGGACGATATGACCGAAATGATGGAGGAGGGGAAGGGAGAGAGTGCCCCTATCACCAAGCG